TCATCTTCCGATAAAACAGGTTATTTCATGCGTTGTCTTGCATGGTAGTACCATCTTTCTACTTCTCACTATGCCCTATCTGGGCGCACACCATCAAATCCAAGTCCGGGAATATGCAAAACTTCATCGGCGTAAAGAACGATGTCACCCTGTTCTTTCAGATTCGGATTTGCCTCATCGTAACGGCTGTAAATATATATCAGGCGGTTTTTTTCATCACGGTCAACCTTCATTTTGTCAGGCATCAGAGGATACAGTCCTAAAACATCACCTCTGCCGTTTCGGATAATCTGTGCATAGGCATTGCCGTAGATAAGCAAGTGTGACATTAAGGTTTCTCGGAAAACAAAAGAAGTCATTTCAGGATTTGGCTGATCGTGGAGCAAAAAATAAAGCGGATGCCATGGCACTCGCTCTTTTCCTTTATCGTTATATTTGTACAAATGCAGTGGCAGCTGTGCAATCGCTTCTGACAGCACACGCACACAGGCATAAACCACAATATGCTGCAGGGCTGTTCTGTCTGTGACACGTTTGCCGCTGTTCGCTCGTCCGAAAAAGTATGTGTATGACGGGCTGTCATAACTGTTTTGAGGCTTATCTCTGGATTTGAATAACCTGCTGAAAATACTCATATAAAAAATCCTCCTGTTATTTTTCATTTTTCTATTGACATTTGATAGCATTTATGCTATCATAAGAATAGAAGTAAAATCGATGGAGATTATACAATGTACGAGATTGAATTTTATGAAAAAGAAAACGGTGAATCTGACGTCTGGGATTTTCTTGAAGAATTGCGAGAAAAATCGGAAAAAAGCAAGGACGCAAGAATCCAATATAACCAGTTGATGCTTCACATTCAGCTGCTTCAAAACAATGGGACTCGGCTGCCAAACAACATTACAAAACATATTGAAGAAGATATCTGGGAGTTAAGACCTGGAAACAACAGAGTTTTTTATTTCTACTACTGCAATGATACTTTTGTGTTGCTGCATCATTTCAGAAAGAAAACACAAAAGACACCGCAGCGTGAAATTGAAAAAGCAAAATCAGAACGTGACGATTATCTATCCAGAAAGGGGTCATGATTTATGAGAACATGGAATGATTACAAAGAACACGTAAAAGCAACCAGCCCTCAGGGAAAAGCAGACATAGAAGAAATGGAAGCAATTGCAGCCATTATCTCTGCGGTCATTGAACAGCGGAATGCTTTGGGATATTCCCAGAGACAGCTTGCTGAAATGTGCCATATCCCGCAATCCTCGATTGCAAGAATTGAATCCTGCAAAACTGTTCCGAATCTTGAGACTCTGGTGAAAATCATGAAGCCTCTCGGACTCACTTTAACTGCACAGGCAGTTTAAGATCTACAAAATCAGCATTTCCCTCGAATCATAAACAGACTCATCAGACACACATCCACAGCGAATTGCACGGTCAAGAGCCATAATCATGGCAACTGCACCGTCAATCTTCTCTGTGGATTTTTCTTTGTCCGGCTTGATATTTCCGGCAGGGTCACGGCGAATGAAGATGTTGTCCATCATCCACCTTAAAACAGGATGCCCATTGTGGGCAAGTGTCTGTTCCAAAGTCAACTTCATCAATTCCTTGGTCGGCGGTGACATATCTTTATAACCCTGTCCAAATTGCACCATCGTGAATCCAAGTCCTTCCAAATTCTGTGACATCTGCACTGCACCCCAGCGGTCAAATGCAATTTCTTTGATGTGAAATTTCTGCCCCAGTTCATCGATGAAATTCTCAATAAAACCATAGTGAACCACATTTCCCTCAGTCGTTTTCAAGTAGCCTTGCCGTTCCCATATATCATATGGAACATGGTCACGTCTTACTCTGAGTGGCAGTGTTTCTTCCGGCAGCCAGAAGTAAGGAAGAACATAATAATGTTCATCGTCTTCTGTAGGCGGAAACACCAAAACAAATGCTGTAATATCTGTTGTAGAGGAAAGGTCAAGACCGCCGTAGCAGACATGACCTGCAAGGTCATCTTCATCAAACGCTACTTTGCATTTATCCCATTTCTCCATAGGCATCCAGCGGACAGCCTGTTTTACCCATTGATTCAGACGCAGTTGCCGAAACGCATTTTCCTCGCCCGGCGTTTCTTTTGCAGAATTACACGCAGCCACCACCTTATCCATTCCGATGGTCTTATCGAGTGACGGATTTGCTTTTTTCCAAACCTTCGGATCCGTCCAGTCCTCCGATTCATCTGCACCATAGATAACCGGATAGAAAGTCGGATCATGCTTTCTGCCCTCCAGAATGTCTTTCGCCTTTTGGTGAACTTCATAGCAGATTGAATTTGTGTCCGTTCCGGCTGTGGTGATGAGAAAATACAAAGGCTGCATTCTGGCATCGCCGGAACCTTTGGTCATAACATCAAACAGCTTTCTGTTGGGTTGGGTATGCAGTTCATCGAACACCACTCCGTGGATGTTGAAACCATGCTTGGAATAGGCTTCAGCAGAAAGCACCTGATAGAAGCTGTTGGTCGGAATGTACACAATACGCTTTTGTGAGGTCAGGATTTTCACTCGCTTGGAAAGGGCAGGACACATTCGCACCATATCCGCCGCCACATCAAATACAATGGCAGCCTGTTGGCGGTCGGCAGCACAGCCGTAGACTTCGGCACGTTCTTCGCCATCACCACAGGTGAGCAGCAGGGCAACCGCAGCGGCAAGTTCTGATTTGCCATTTTTCTTCGGAATCTCAATGTAAGCCGTATTGAATTGCCGATAGCCGTTCGGTTTTAAGATTCCAAACAGGTCACGGATAATCTGTTCCTGCCAGTCCAGCAGTTCAAATTTCTTTCCTGCCCAGGTGCCTTTGGTGTGGCTGAGGCATTCAATAAAAGAGACGGCATAGTCTGCCGCTTTTTTGTTATACTTGGAATCCTCCGCCATAAAATGGGTCGGTTTAAATCTTGCTATTGTTCTCACCTCCAAACAAAAAAGACCTGCCAAAAAGCAAGTCTGTATCATTTATTTTAATGCCCTCATGTGGCAGTTTTGTAATCGAGATTCCATTCCCATTGTAACCATGTTACCATACAAATTCAATGATAGCAAGTCATAACGAAAAAATATACTGCACAAATATATGGCTCAGATTTTGTGTACTATATTTCTTCGGTACGAGCCACAGCCCCCTTGAATCAGGGGCTGTTTGGAAAGAGTGAGGAAGGTTTATCTTCCCGTCATACTTTCCCATTCAAATTCGCAGGCGTTTTCGTACTCCTCATCGAAAAGGGCATCGTCATCGATTTCCTTTTCCGTAAAGTCGATGCCGTCGATTTCCTCAAAGGTCGTTCCGTTTTCCTCGGCATCTGCCTTTGCAAGGCTTTCTGCGTTTTCCTCAACCCATGCAGTGAACTCCTCGTTGTCCATCCTGTCCTCGTTTTCAATCTCCAGTTCGTATTCGTAGTCCGCATCGAACCAGGTGATGACCGCCTTTGTGATTTCGGTTCTTTCGTTCCAGTCCGTTCTGTTTGCCATTGCTCTTGCCTTTGCGATTCCGTATGCTACCATTGTGTTTTTCCTCCGTTTTTTTGGTCGTTTTCCCTTTCGGTAACTGTATATTACCAT